GGTCTTGGAACTGCAACACGAATTAGAATTAGAAAGACAATCTAAAGAACAACTTAAACAACAATTAATCTTTAATTTATGAGCAAAGAAGTAAACATTAATCAGAAACTATTTGACCTACAACAGGAGATAGGTACAATTAGCAAGGATGCGAACAATCCTTTTTACAAGTCAAAGTATTTTGATATCAATTCACTTATTAAACAACTTCAACCTTTACTTAAAAAACACAGGTTACTATTGCTTCAACCTATTGAGGAAGATATGGTAATTAGTAAGTTAATTTGTATTGATGGTAGTGGTGGAGTAATAAGTGGTTTAAAGCTACCTGAAATCAATGACCCACAAAAATTAGGAAGTTGTATTACATATTACAGACGTTATACACTTTCTTCACTTCTTGGTTTACAAGCAGAAGATGATGATGCAAACGCAGCGAGTGGTGTAACCGAAGAAAAGAAATGGTTAAACCAAAACACACCTGAATATAGTAAAGCAATAGAATACTTAAAAGGAGGTGGAGATTTAAGTGCAATTAAGAGTAAATATAAAGTATCAAGTAAAGTAGAAAATGAACTCTCAAAATTGTAAAATAAAAGGAATATATATTAATTTTAACTATAACAATTATTTAATCACTATTTATGGAAATTACAGGAACAATCAAAGTTTTAGGAAACTCCGAGAAAGTATCGGACAAACTTACCAAAATGCAAGTAGTAGTAACTACAAATGAACAATACCCACAGGATATCGCTATTGATTTTTTAAATGACAAAATAGATACACTTAAAAACTTTAAAGTAGGAGATAAAGTCATTATTGGTATTAATTTAAGAGGTAGAGAATACAACGGTAAATATTACAACAATATAGTAGGATGGAGAGTATCAGCTGATTTAGGTGAGGTTACAAACTCCCAACAACAACCTGCAAGAGAAACAGTATCTGATTTACCATTTTAATATAGGGAGGGGAAACCCTCCTTTTTTTTATACCTTTATGAAGAAAATAATGAAAGGCGAAATGCCTGATGACTTTTGGAACTATGCAGTCAATCCTATATTAGGATATTATATTGAACCAAGAGATGAACAAAGTAAAAAAGACGAAAAGAAATATTTTAAAATGCCTCAAGGTATATGATAGCACAAGCAAAGAACATACAAGATAGAATACTTGATATAAAGTACGGAAGAATTAAAGAAGGTTTAAAAATAGATGTACCTGAAATAGATGAATACATTAGATTTAAGCAAGGAAACTTTAATGTTATTATAGGACACGCTAACGTAGGTAAAACTACAGTTATAATTTATTTGTTTACGTTGTGGGCAATAAAACACAAATTACGTTTTCTTATATGGTCAAGTGAAAATACTTCACAAAGTATAGTAAGAAAAGTAATAGAATTTAAAATGGGTAAAACAATCAATGAAGCATCTGACTTATTAATTAATGAAGCTATAAATTGGTGTGATACACATTTTAAAGTAATGGAAGTTGATGATATAGTAACTTATAAACAACTCTTAAAAGAAGTAAATCAAATTAAAGATGTTTGGGATTTTCAGTCATTACTTATAGACCCTTATAATTCTTTATCAAAAGATATAGGTTTGTTTAAATCAATAGGAGGACACGAATACGACTATCAAGTAGCTTCAGAATTAAGATTGTTTGCAAAGAAACGAAACATAGCAATATATTTAAACGCACACGGTGTAACAGAAGCATTACGCAGAACACACGCAAATGGACACGAGTATGCTAACTTACCAATGCCTTTAGGTCTTGCAAGTGTAGAAGGAGGGGGTAAATGGGCAAATAGGGCTGATGATGTGATTTGTATTCATCGTTATACAAGTAGTCCTACCGATTGGATGTATAGTCATCTTCACGTTCTTAAAGTTAAAGAGAATGAAACAGGAGGCAGACCAACACCATTTGAAGAACCGATTAGATTAAGAATGAGTATTAACAATATAGGATTTGAATTTATGGGTAGAGATTTAATACATAATCAAACAAAAATAGAAAAGTTAGTTATATGATAGCAATAGGAATATTACTTGTAGTTGCTTTAATTATTTTAGTTATCGGACAAATTAAGAAAGCAGATATAATATTAAGTCCTATTATGGGTATAATGTTTGGCTTTTTATATCACAAAGAACAATATGAAGATGAAGATGAATATACCCTACAATGTTTGATAGGGGTAATTAGTGTTAATGTGATATGGATAAACCCACAGAATGGCTCGGAAAAGTAGCTGAAAGGCACAAAGAGTGGATAAAGATTATAAATAGTTTTGGAGAATATGACTATGCTGAAGATTTAGTTCAGGAGTGTTATTTAGTTTTATACAAGTATGCAACAGAAGATAAGATTATTAGAGATGGTATCGTTAGTCGTGGCTATATGTACCTTAGTTTGCGTTCTCTTTATTTCCAATATTATAATAGTAAAAGAAAGGTTGATAAAGTTTCTCTCAATGATGATGAATTTACCTACGAAGTTCCATACTATCAAGAAATGGATGAGCAAATAGCATTTGATAGGATATGCAAACTAATAGACAACCACATAGAAGGGTGGAGATGGTATGAAAAAAAATTATTTTCTTTGTACAGAGATACAGATTTAAGTATAAGAGGATTAGCATCTGAAACTAATATAAGTTGGGTAAGTATATTTAATACACTTAAACAAGCAAAAGACGAATTAAGAGATACATTTAAAGAAGATTGGGAAGATTACAAAAATGAAGATTATGAACGAATTTAAAGGAGATAAACGAAGTAAAGAATATCGTGAGTGGAAAAAGAACCACGCTAATGCAAGTGAAGGACTTGGAGATACTGTAGAGAAGATAACAAAAGCTACAGGAATAAAGAAAGCAGTAAAATTTTTAGCAGGAGAAGATTGTGGTTGTAATGAAAGAAAAGAAAAGTTAAACGAGATATTCAGATATCAAAAACCTGAATGTTTAAGTGAATCAGAGTTTGATTTAATTAAGATGGCAGTAGATACTAAAAAGAATAGATTTACACCTGATGAGCAAGAGTTGTTTAAAAACATTTATGAAAGAATATTCAGAGTAAAAGTAGAATGTACTCCTTGTAGTTTTGCTAAAGTAGTATGGAAAGACCTTACTGCAGTATATAATCAATATTTATAATGTACGAAATACCAATACCATTAGAATTATATCGTAAGCTAAATAAAGATAGCACACTAAAGAAATACTTTACTTCAACTTCTGTTGGTAAGTGTATGGAACTAATAGATGACTATTATTCAAATGCTGATGTATTTAGTCAAATGGGTTGGGAAAACTATTACTTAACAAAGAAAAGAGCCAATAAATTAAATGAAGTTTATAATGAATTATTAAAACTTTTACCTGATTTAAATAAAGAAGATATTAGAGATTATATATTTCATAGAGTAATAGGACAAACATATAATGGTTTTGTAAGAGAGTTGAATATAATAAATAGATTGCAGGATGAATTTCCACAATTAGATTTTATTAAAGCAACTTATGAATTAGATGAACAATACTTTACTGACTTTGAAGCATATTATAATGGAGAATTAGTTTTAGGTGGACAAATAAAACCTATATCTTATAATTATATGAATACTCCATATCAAATCAGAGCAAAAGAAAATCACGAAGCACAAAGACAAAAATATATTAGTACTTTTAAAGCACCACATCTTTTATTATTTTATATGGGAGATGGGAGTTTATATGAACAACAAAAGATATTTGATAAAATAAATATTATTTTAGTAATAGAAAACAATTTACAATGAACAAAAAAATAAACAATTTAAAAGAAGCTGAATACTATTCTAACTTTAATTTTGTTGGGGAGTATATCGTTAAATCAAGAAAAGCAAAACCTGAAAATGAAGCTATTAATCAAATGTATTATGCTTGGCAAGAATTAGGTTTTTATGTACACAACCTTATAGTAAATGAAAGGTTATACGAACAATCATTATCGGAATATCGTTCTGATAAGATACGAGCAGTAGTTAGAGCAAGAACTGCTGAAGAAAAGATAATAGAACTTGAAAAAGAAATAGAAAGATTAAAAACAAGATTAGATGTTGGTATTTAAGATTTTAGTAGGATATGTATTCCTACGAATATTAGAAGGAATGATAACATCACAAATATTTAAGAAATGAGCGATAGTGTAGAAAAATGGCACGAGTTAATGGAATCAAAAGAATGGTATGATAAGAATCCTGAAGGATATAGATGGACAAGTAACTCAACAAGTAGAAAGAGTAGCGACCCTATTGTAGAAGATGTAGTATATAAATTTAGAGAAAGAAGTAAAATAGGATTAGAAAAGTATGGTACTACCCTTTATGATAATCCTGATGGATTCTATAAATTTCTAAACCACTTACAGGAGGAACTAATGGATGCTATATTGTATATTGAGAAAATTAAACAACAGAAATAATGCCTTTACCTAAACCAACACCAACAGAAACCCAAAAAGAATTTACTAATAGAT